GTCATGAAGCAAGTGAGAAACAAGGGACTCATCAGTGGGAAAAATAGACCACTAGACGTGAATCTCGTTGGACACAGACGATTGTCAAGACGTGCGTTGCTCCTCAGGAAAGACGTACAATAGTTAACTCTTCGCAATATGAATTGGCCCAATAGGTGCCATACAAAGTGCTGAGAGAAGGACTAGTGAACTCGCCTGGAAAACTCATTGTAGCACCTCCAGAAACTGAAACCACCGCGAAACTAGGAGTATAATAACTGCTAGTCACGAAGGTTCCATTAGCTGAGGATGATATAATTGAAATACCGGAATTAGTACAGTATGTCCAAATGTTCACGTGATTCAAAGGACCTCCAAAACTATAAATTTGACCAACAAGTAGGTAAACACCTGCGGTCGAAAATGTAATTTTGTCTACACCTCCTCCACCAGGAATGGTAAGAGTGGGTGAAGAATAAAGTCCAGAGAGAAAATCACCTTGAGTTATAATCGTAGGTGTTGCACCACCTCCAAAGAAGGAAGTACCCCCGGTTTGTCCAGAGGTTACGTAATAAATCCAAGAACATAAGGCAGAAGGAGGAGACGCAACTGATACCTATAGTTGAGGAGTGATGAGTTCAACGTCATAAATGACATAGAGCTCCCCCAAAGCAGTAGTATCAGCGCATCCCGAAGTACAGACAAATAAGTTACCTAAGTCGTATGTCTTCAAATCAGTACCAGAAACAGTCGTTGAACGAATGTAATGCTGGGGTAATTTGTTTAGATCAGGCTTATCAGCGACATAATCTGTCTGAGACCATACTGGACAACGAACCGCATTATGATACGCCATGATACCAGATTTGGTAGTCGGGGCAGCATCATTTGCATCGAAATCGATAGCCATCAAGAGTGAACCACCAACGGAAGTCGGCTTCTCAGTACTAAATTGAAACGCAAGTTTATTAAACTTGTAACTTTCATAATTAGCAGCGATTATCGACAACCAAGGAAAGGTTGCAGCAATTCCGGGATTAAGGGCAAAAGCTGTTGAAGCAAATGCCACAGAACCTGCAATATCTGCAATATATTCACGATGACGGATACGGACACGACCATCCCCTGTGAAAGAGGACGAAAGTTCAGGAGTTGAGGTTTTCACAAGATTTCCAATGGCTGAAGGAACAGAAATTCTTTTATTCTGTTTCAGCTTTGTCTTTACTTGAGTAACACTTGATTTCTTAGACTGGCGAGGCATGATTTTGTATTGGGTGCCGCAAATCATTAGCGGGACTATTCATCTCTGTCAAACCATCAGCACATCAGTACCAATGGAAGTTCCGTGTAGTCTCTCGGCATTTTAGCCACAAAGTGACATTTAGCACGTAAATATTTACGTCTTTATCAAGATAAAGACAACGTTTTGGACTATTACTGACAGAAACCCAATAAACAGTTTAACGACTTGTTCGGGTCATTTCCATCTATCTACTCATTCTAACCAGATCATCAAACTCATCCAAACCTATTGGAGGTAATGGAGCATGAACATCAACGGCCTTATATTCGTAATGAATTAGGCCAGAAGATTTATGCACCACAGGATAAGAATAATGATACAGGACTCGATCAGATCGACCTTTATAAGGAAAGATCGGGGCGAGAGGAGGGCAAGGTGATTTCTTAGTAGTGAAACATCGGGCATTCCAATAATCACAAATACCACGAAGAGACATAGGATGAAGTCTATAATCCGTTTTCACGAATTTTGGACAAAAGTTTGAACAGGAATTTCCTGTTTGAACTTGACCAGTAGCACGAAATGCATAAGCAATGCGTGCTACCCAAGGATCGTCATCAAATAACTCTTCAAAATCACGGGGAATATACTCTCCAATAACCAGTTTGGGGTTCAAGACCGTACCAGCAAATTTCGCGAGAGGGATTGAAAATCCTTCACGAGAAAACAGCTGTAACTCAGGGCTTGAAACAAACTGCGAAGCCATTCGTCGTTGCACACGAGAAAGGTTTTTTAACCAATCTTCAGGCGCAAATGAAGGATCTAAACCAAAACCACCAAGGTGACATGGAAGATACCAACAAGGACGAAAATACTTGCCGAAACAACGATTCTCAAATCTGGACAAACACTGAGGAACGCAACATGCGGACCAAGGTAAGTTCAGAACCATCCTATTAAGGTCGCGAGCGGCCAAAAGAGGAGTAGAATCGGATTCACCACCTTTGAGGGAGATACCAGTTATCACTTTTTGAGATAAATAAGTTCTCTTGACCATTCTTTGGACGCCTTTGTAAGAGCGTTCAATGAAAGTCTGAGAGTTCATCATACAAAAATAAGGTGATAGATAGTGTTTTCCAACACTGATCTTAAACCCAGCATCCACACAACATGGTAAAAAGTATTTGTCATGAAAGATTTTGGTACACTTAAAAAGCATATCATCTCCATTGACAAGTACGTTTTGACGCATAATTTCTGCCAAACGAATAGTGTTCCTTTTTTCACAAAGAGGAACATCTTCAACCCAACGGTCAATCGCTGTCCAGTAAACTGCTAAGTTAATTAAACAAAGTAGCGGAAAAGACAATGGATGACCCATTAACTGACCCTCAACTATGCGAACGGAGGAACCGTCAGGATAGTGAGCAATACCACTAAGTAGAGAGGAATAACCAAGATAAAAGTAAGGAGAATCACGTAAACCTGAAAAGGCTTTTAACGATGCATCCTTCCTTAATAAATCTGTGGCGGCCTCATAATCTACAGAACACCATAAGGGTAAATCCCTGGCCTCACCATGTATCTTTTGAATAGAACTAGTGAGATCATCATGTAACATCGTAGAAGCGAAACACTGTTTCCAACAACTAAGCATAAAACCTTGTAAAGGTTGTAATGCTGTATAGAGGAATCCATCTCCCTTGGAGATGATCCGGAATTTTCCGGGTTCAGGAATCGCAACTACGTCGACCGAATTCAGAATGGTGCAATGGTTCTGTCCTTCATCTTCGTCCAAAAGACGAGATTTAACAGAATCAACTGCTTTCAAATAGTTCTCTTTTCGCCAACAATCAATCTTAGCATTCAACATACCAAGACTTCCTAGTGGAGTCTTTACTGACGGGAACTGAAATTTGCCAAATAAGCCGAGTGCCCCTCCATGACGGAGAGAAACTTGTCGGCAGGCAGATCCAGAAGGCATAAATTTTTGGTATTGTGTCCAGTCTTCACAGACAGGACGACGATTACCAAACTTATATGTCGAGGAAGAAAATAACATTGCACTGGTCTCCATGATCTTAAAAGAAAGATCTAGAGGACAATGAGGTTTTGTCTCAGAAAGACGAACCTTATGTGAATCCAATGCTTTTACCTTCTTGAGATCGGACAAAGCAGGCCATGCCTGTTTACATCCTTTCTGAAGAGAGTAAATGAAAGATAAATCCTTTTGAAGGATCGATCGTTTCAAATGTGTTTTCAACCAACCCGAAAACAAAGGACATGTGTTCCATTCTTCTCGAACCGGAGGGTTAGAGGAGGATGTAACACACTGAAAGAGAGCTAGATCAAGCCAATATTTACAATAGGCTTGTTCTCTCGAATCGGCGGTCACAAATTGATTAACTCGAATCGCAAGTTTGCGAAACGACTTTTTCATTCGATCAAGTTCTTTTGAATTGAACCATTCTTTTCTCAAAGAGTGGCGACATACAAAAGGCAAGATCAGGGATCGTACGATTTGTCTTGTCGAAGCTTGCGCCACGACGTCCTTGAATGAATATTCAAGGATTGACGACACGAGTTTCACAGGATTTCTCTTCCTGATTTCACCAACTCCGTATATGGAATTAACCATTAACGGAGTCAATGAATTGTCTATACCCGTATCAGCAACATCTGTATTGCCAACAGGCTTGCAGGTTTCAGCGTTAGAAATAACGTTTAAGCTGATGACTTTCCCTAGTCGAGGGAGAGCCGACATCTTTGATTTGAATGTATTCATTTCTTGGG